ATTCCTGCAGTACCTGATTTAAAAGCATTACCTCCATTTGATACGGAAGTAAGTTTAGATGATGACTTTGTAAATAAGTTCATTAAATCAAAAGGTGTATTATCTGATTCAGATACATTCACATTTATGGTTAAAGGTGGTAAGGCTGAAATTATCTTAGGATATTCTTCAATCAACTCAAACCGAATTTCAATTGCAGTAGAAGCAACTGCTAAAGAAGATATCGAACCAATCGCTTTCTCAGCAAAATATTTGAAAGCTATCTTAATGGCTAACAAAGGTTCTAAATCATCTTCATTAAAAATCTCATCTAAGGGATTATCGCATGTAGCATTCGTAGATGGTGATTACACTTCAAACTATTACTTAGTAGAAATTAAATAATTATTATGAGCTTTTGGGATACTGAACCACAAAAACCTGTCTTTGACTTTGAATCTGAAAAATCAAAGTTAATAGAAAATATGGATTACCTTATGACAATGTCTGTACAAGAACAAACTTTGTATAAGAAGTGGGTAGAATTGCAAGAACCTACAATGATTCAAGCAAAAGCCCAAATAGCATCATACTATGATTCTCAATGGAAACCAACTGATATCAACAATAAGGAGCTAACGATAAAAGAAATTGAATCGTTAGACCCTTACGTTGAGATTGTGGAAGACCCGAAAGAATCTACTAAGTGGGCAGCGGTAAGACGTATGATTCACACAATGGATTTTACAGCAAACCCTGGCCGTAATGTGAAGATTAATGTAAAGGATAGAGTAAGTGGAAAACTATTAGGACAGATTTCATTAGCATCCGATGTAACCGCTATGGGAGTTAGAGATAACTTTATTGGTTGGACTAAGGATAATAAGTTTGTTGATGGTAAGTTAAACAACACTACTATTGCTTCCACTATCGTATGTACTCAGCCATTAGGATACAATTTCTTAGGTGGTAAGTTAATCGCTATGATGACAACTACGCCGGAGGTTAGAGCATATTGGAAAGAGAAGTATAAGAACGTATTGATTGCAGTGGGTACAACATCTTTGTATGGTATTCATTCACAATATAATGGTATCCCTTTATTTAAAACATTAGGTGAATCAGCTGGTAAGATTAGTTTAAAGCCGGATGATAAATTCTATGACCCGTGGCATCAATGGATTAAAGAAAACCATGCGGAGTGGTATTCTGAAAACATTACCGAAGAAAGAGCTCGTAATGGCGCTAATATGGGTTACGAAAGAAACGGACCTGTTAGTGGTATCAAACAAAAGATATTAGGTAAGATATTCAAAGAGTGTGGTATTAAGGCAACTGAATATCATCACGGATTTAAAAGAGGTGTGTACTTCGCTATGATGTATGAGAATGGAAATGAATTCCTTCGTAACGAAATCACCGAAGATAAACTAATCATCAAAGATAAGTTTAAGCAAGGTACTGAATACATCAACAAATGGTGGAAGAAACACGCAATAAGTAGATATACAAAACTACATGATGAAGGAAGAATTAAACCAGAACACTTATTCTACATAGATGCTATTGGAATTAGTTGGGAAGAAATGAAAGAAAAATACCTATCAGAAGTAGGAAGATAATATAAAAAACAAAAATTATGGCAAAGGATAAAAAAACAAAAATTGAAAAGGTAGAAACCGCAACAAAAGAAATAGTACCTGAATTAGGACTAGCATCAATAAATTTAGAAAAATACGATGATTGTGAGTGGTGTTTTCAATTTGATGAAGATGAACCACAAATATTTGCTTGGATGGATGATGAGTTAAATAAAGAAGAAGACCCAAAAGTAATGTTTAGTATTACCAATGTAAAGGATTCTTATATTAACTTTACACATCAAAATGGAAAAGTATTTAAATTATTTGCTAGAGAAATTTCAGAGCAAGGTAAGGAATTAAGAGAAAAGCAAAGAGTTATGATAGCTCAAATGAAAGAAGATGAAAGAGCTTATCAAGAAAGATTACAAGAAATTCAAAAAGAAAACGAAAATGCAAGTGAAAATAAAAAGGATTAATCCTAATGCGGTAATTCCAACATACGCTAAAGAAGGTGATGCTGGTATGGATTTAGTAGCAACATCAATTATATCAGAAACAACTACTGATGTAACCTATGGTACGGGATTGGCTATGGAAATTAGAGATGGGTTTGTGGGATTGGTATTCCCTCGTTCATCAATAAGAAAATACGATTTGGCATTAACAAATTCTGTAGGTGTAATTGATAGTGGGTATAGAGGAGAAATTCAAGCCACATTCAAAAAAACTAATTGGTTAAAAGGCAATGAATCTGAAAAATATCAAATAGGTGATAGAATTGCACAAATTATGATTATACCGCATCCACAAATTGAGTTTGATGAAGTGGACGAGTTATCGGATACTCAAAGAGGTGATGGTGGATTTGGTTCAACTGGAAAATAAAAAATACAATATGTTTATAGAACAAACGGAAGAAAAGGTAAATAATAATTTATGGGTAGAGAAATATCGCCCATCAAAGCTTGTTGATTATGTAGGTAACGAACATCTAAAATCAAAAGTAGAAGGTTATTTAGAAACAGGTGAAATTCCACATTTACTTTTGTACGGAAAAGCCGGCACTGGTAAAACTACATTAGCAAAGTTAATCGTAAAATCAATTGAATGTGATTATATGATTATCAACGCATCTTCGGAGAATAATGTGGATACCGTAAGAAATAAAGTAACTAACTTTGCATCTTCAATGGGATTCAAACCATTTAAGATTATTATATTGGATGAGTTTGATTATATGACTCACAACGCACAAGCTATATTAAGAAACTTAATGGAAACATTTTCAGCACATTGCCGTTTCATATTAACTTGTAACTATGTTGAGAAAGTAATTGACCCAATTCAAAGTAGATGTCAATCATTTCAAATTGTACCTCCAACTAAAAAAGACGTTGCTATGCAAATTAGTAAAATCTTAAAAAATGAAGAAATTGAATTTGAAGTTAAGGATTTAGTTCCAATTATTGATGCAGCTTATCCTGATATTCGTAAGGTTATTAATACTTGCCAATTGAATTCAATCAAAGGTAAGTTGAAAGTGGATGTACAAAATCTATTAGAGAATGATTATAGAAATAAAATTATTGACATCCTATCTTCAAAAGATGATAAGAGAAATAAGTATATGAAAGTAAGACAGGCTCTTATTGATTCCAAAGTTACGGACTTTACTGATTTATATACAATGTTATATGATAAGGTAGATGAGTATGGTGGAGAGAATACGGCAAACATCATTCTTTTATTAGGAGATGGTGTAAGTAAATCAGCAGTAGCAATTGATAAAGAAATTATAGCAGCAGCTACATTAATTCAAATTTTAAATATTATATAATGGCAAACATTTTAGGAGCAGGTGGGCAACCAATCGGAGGACAAGAAGAAAAAGCAGTTTCATTAGAAAAAACCGAAGCAATCGGATGTAAGAAATGTGGTGGTGAGATTTTCGTACAAGGTTTTGGATTCCGTAGAATTTCAAAGTTATTAACTGGTAAACCAAAAGATGAAGTACTGCCGGTTGAACTATTCCTTTGTGGAGATTGTGGTGAAGTACTTAATGAATTATTACCTCCGGGTTTAAAAGTAGAAGAAGAAGCATAATATGGCTAAAACATTATTCGACCATCTAAACGCAATTACGGATAAGAAAGACCCAAAGTATTGGGACACGCTTGATGAAAGTGATAAAAAGACATGGAGTAACTATATGATACTCCGTTTTCTTTCTATGAAACCTGAGTGGATAGAACTAATTGCAGATATACAACCTTACATACAGGAGGCACCTCCCAAAGCGATGTATTTATGTTTGATAGGATTGATTCCAAAGACGAGAGCATTCTTAAAATATATGAAACCCGCTTCATCTGAAAAGTATGAAGATTGGATTATTGAATTGGTAGCAAGACAATATGAAGTATCTTTAACTGAAGCAGAGGATTATCTTAAAATACTTTACGAAACCACCAGCGGTAAGATGCATATTAAGGAAATCGCTGAGAACTATGGTACTGACCCTAAACAAATTACTAAATTAAAACTCAAAGTTTAATTTGGTAATCTCGGGTATTTTTCGTATCTTTATAGAATAAAATAACATAATGGCTAAAGTATCATTTTCTCAATATAGTATGTGGAGTTCATGCCCACATCAATACAAATTAAATTACATAGATAAGTTAGGTGAAAGTTCATCTAACGTTCATACAATTTTTGGAACTGCAATGCACGAAACTATCCAACATTACCTATCGGTTATGTATGGTGTTTCTAAGAAGCAAGCAGATGAAATTAACAAAGATAAACTCTTATTGGAAAGAATGAGAGAAGCTTATAAATCTGAAGCTGAAAAGATGAGTGAGGGAACTCCTTGTACTCAAATCGAATTAGAAGAATTTTATGGTGATGGCAGACGTATTCTACAATGGTTAGATAAGCATATGCATAAATTCTATTCAAAGAGTGGATTTGAATTGGTAGGTATTGAAATTCCATTAAACGCAACTATTAAAGAAGGTGTACACTTTATTGGATTTATCGATATTGTGATGAGAGATTTGGCATCTAATGAAATTATTATCATTGACCTTAAGACATCTACTATGGGATGGAATCAGTATCAAAAAGCTGATAAGATGAAGAACTCTCAAATCCTATTATACAAAAAGTATTATTCGGAGTTATTTAATATTCCATTACAAAAGATTAAAGTGGAGTATCAGATACTTCGTAGGAAATTACCCGAAGATTCGGCATTTCCAGTACCACATGTATCTAAGCATATTCCAGCACATGGTTCTCCATCTGTTAAAAAAGTATATGATGAATTTATGGAATTTATCAATACTGTATTTGAAGATGGTGGTGCGTTTAAAAATATAGAATTTCCAAAAGTGCCAGGCGCAGCAAAAAAGAATTGTAAGTTTTGTGAATTTGGCAATAGGGGAATATGTGATAAAAAGGCTACAAAATAAAAATTTATGTTTTTTTGAAAACTTTATATTTATATATACAAATATATTTATAATGAATCAAGACAACACAAAACTAACAACTGTGAAAATA